ATTTAGTCCAGCTTGCACAAACAATCGAGATGTTTAAACATCCGGTTAGTTTGTACAAGGAGTTGCCTAAGCATCTTCGTAAACTAAGCCTGGGTAAGCTTAGTAGAGGAGGGGCTTCGGCTTTCCTTGAGTACAAGTTTGGGTGGGAAAACCTCTATCGCGACATTGCCGCAATTGCGACAGTGTGGGATGAGGTTCGAACACACAAGAAGTTTCTCAAGGAGTCTGTGGACCGATGGACTACTATCGCATGTCGCGATAGCACGTCTGTACAAAACCCAAACGTTGGCATCCTTGCTAGTCCTAGTGGGCCGCAAGTTCAGTTTTTGCCTGAGATAACTCAGGTAAAGCGAACCTGTTGCTTCTCCGTTCAGATTCGGCGGAGATCGAGTGATCATGTCTGGTCTACTCTAGATCAGATTGTCGCTCGATTAGGATTGGTCAAGGTAGTCGATGCACTGTGGGACGCCGTGCCTTACTCCTTCGTCGTGGATTGGTTCACCCACGTCGGGAGAGTTTTGCAGCGTGCGCCAATCAGTTGGCAGTCATACGATTTGCGAAAAATGGGTTACTCTACGAAGTTAGAGATGTCAGCTCGCGTTAAATTGCGGCTGGTATCTACTGATTTCTCAAGTAACTATTTTAGCGATTCGTATGGTCCTACCACTGTCATAAGGAAATCTTATGAAAGATTGCCGGGGTTTCCACCGGCAACCGCCACAGTTGGACTTTTTGGTGACCTTAACATTACCCAGATGGCAGAGGGCGCAGCGCTGATTGTACAGCGTCTGTAATCTCTGCGAACCCGGAGTCTGTATGGCCAGTTCCAGTATCACAGTCGTCACAAAAGCCGATGCCAACGTGGTTTTTACCCTCGTTGGCAACACTTCACAGGGTGCATCTTACAAAGATGTTACCCGTGATTTGTCAGTTCCTCGGACCCTTGATTTCCAATACTTCATTGGAAATCCCGGGGCCCTTGGTAATGACCGTATGGTCATTACCTTCCGTGACTCGCGACTGGATACCGCCTTAGGTAAGGTGGTAACCGCCCAAGTCAAGGTCGAGGCGTCGGTTCCCCGCGCCGCTGCGATCACGTCCACGGTAGTCGAGGACCTTTTGGCCCACGTCTGCTCGTTGTTGACGGATGCGCGGTGCGAAAATGTAGCAGATGCGGTCGTACCGTAATGACGGCACGATCACGTATTCTGCTATATGTGGTAGCTTTCAAGGAGATTCTGGACACGATTGTCCAGATTATCCAAGGGCTACCGCAGTAACCGTACCACGTGGGGATTTTCCCCACGTGGAACTGCAGGTTTTTGTCACGTTGTGACTGGAACTTGCACATCAGATAAGGATGGAAACGTATGGAAACATGCGGGACCGTAATGCCTTCTGATGCTGTATCTCAGCTTTGGGATGCCTGGGAAAGGCAGCCGAAAGATCTTAGATGCAGTGCTCAGTCCTGTCTGTATCGCGCTCTGTTTTGTGACATTGCGCAAGTTTTCCCGAACTTCGTTCTTTGTGATTACCAATACCTGATGAAGCGATTCGCTTCGGAAGGTTCTGGGGTCTATCTTGAGAAGCTTCCCCTTTTGGGAAAGGGACTCGAGACTAGCCTCATTACCGGAGATGCTTTAATAGTACCTCCGGGTTGGCAATTACGTAAAGGAACGAGGTTGCCCAAGTTCTTGTATGAGTTGTTTTCTCAACTCTACGATAACGAAGGCCATCTTACCTTCGACTTTTATCATTTTTCTAAAGACCCAAGGGTCGTTACCCATAAGGTCTTTAGTGCTTGTCTCTTTTTGAGACAGGTAACAATGATGTGGTCGAAGGTAGAGCTGTTCTCCGACGTCGGAAGCCCTAAGACTGGCACAAAGGTTTGTGCCAAAAGTATTAAGGCTATAGACGAGTTCGTCAAGAGAATTACCGATGAGGTGGAAATCGATTACTCGATATCACTTCATAGGGATTCTATTGGTGAAGCTCGTCGACTCTTGCGTTGGGTGTTCAGCCAGGATCTCTCGAAAGTTGTTGACCTCAAAGACTTCGTTTCGAAGCCTTGGGGTAGACAAGGACCGGGAGCTGTCGCGGGAGGCGAGCGGGGCAAAGAGAAGTGGTCATTTCAAAAATGGCCGGGGTTGCCCAAGTATTTATTTACTTGGCGTGAGGGTTTCGACATGGATGTCGAACCTATCACATCACAACCACCTGCGCGTTTACGTACAGTGCCCAAGGACTTTCGAGGTCCTCGGGTTATCTGTATGGAGCCGAAGGAAAACCAGTTTGCCCAACAGGGCTTAATGGCGATCCTTTACGGTTTGTCGCGCGAGTCTTCTCTTTTAAGAAAATCCATCAGCTTTTTCGACACGGCTGAGTCGCGGCGTCTCTGTTTTGATTACAGATACGCTACGATTGACATGAAGGATGCTTCCGATCTCATTTCATTGAGATTGGCTAGAGTCCTTCTGCCGAGGTGGGTTTTCAAGTTAGTTACACGTTATCGTAGTCGTACGGTATCACTACCGGACCAACGAGTCATAAAGTCTCGTTGCTTGACGACTATGGGTAACGCTACGTGCTTCCCTCTAGAGACTTTTGTGTTTTGGGCTATTGCCCTTGGCACATTGCTCTCTGTTCGGGATTCATATCCTGAAAGACAGCGTAAACATCTAAATTTGGATGTACGCGTCTTTGGGGATGATATCATAGTCCCTTTATGGGGCTGTGATGCCGTAGTACAAGTACTAACTGCCTGTAAAATGCTTGTGAATACCGGAAAAACATGCGCCCTCTCTCTCGTAAGGGAGAGTTGTGGCGAATGGGTATTCGCGGGCAGATCGGCCCGAATTTTTAAATTCAGGTCGACCAGTGTCACAAGCCACAGGAACTTCCTCCAATGGCGGGATCAACTCAATGATCTCGAGTCGGTTGAATTACCGGCTCTGAAGGAAGAGATCTCTGATATGTTGAAGGCCTATGTAACGAACGCAAAGCTCGCTAACCCGCGAGCTTTTCGATTGCGCTACAACGGTGCCCTTCAGCGTATGGAGATCTTCGCCCCGGTTGTCGTTCAGACTGGGTCGATTTCGGAGTTGGTGGATGCCGCCGGCCTTTATGCCTGGCACGTCCACAACGATCGAACACCCTTCCTCAGGGGTGCCCGGAAACGGGTGCATATGAGGTGGCAGGACAGCTGTGGCATGACGCCATAGCTTCCTGGGCGGG